CTCTTCTTTTTCCATCCCCAGCAGTTCTGAAATCCGCATATCGGTCGTCTGACGGGCGGTTCCCCCTATGAATCCCGCTCCAAAGTCCGAAAATCGGACACGCAGCGTGCGTCCGACTAAGGCTGTCCCGGCGAAGCCCGCCAAGCGAGCGCCCGCCAAGCGCACCGCCGCGCCTCGCAAGCCTCCCGCGCCTGCCCCCCTCCTCACCCTCGACCAGGCGGTCTCGACCGGCTCCCGCCGTGACGCCCTGGTCGCACTTCGCGATCACCTCGCGCAGCGGCTGCTCGTCGCGGACAAGGACGCCGCGCCGCTCGCCCGCCAGCTCACGATCGTGCTCCGCGAGATAGCCGAGCTCCCTGCGCTCGATAAGGAATCCACTCTTGACGATCTCGCCCAGCGCCGTGCGTCTCGGCGCGCAGCGCCCACGGGTTAGCAACGTTCCGCCGTTCACGTCCAGCTCGGGCGTGGAGGCGGTCGAGCTGGCCGCGTCGGCCGGGCTCGTCCTCGACGACTGGCAGCAGCACGTCCTCGTGTCCGCGCTCGGCGAGCGTCCGGACGCCCTGGGCACGTGGGCCGCATTCGAGGTCGGCCTCGTCGTCCCGCGCCAGTGCGGCAAGGGCGGCGTGCTTGAGGCCCGCGAGCTCGCGGGACTGTTCCTGTTCGGCGAGCAGCTCATCCTGCACTCGGCGCACGAGTTCAAGACGGCGGCCGAGGCATTCCGCCGCGTGCTCGCACTCGTCGAGAACTGCGACGACCTGCGCCGGCACGTGAAGAAGGTCAAGACCGCGCACGGCGACGAGGGCATCGAGCTCATGACCGGGCAGCGGCTGCGATTCGTCGCACGCTCCACCGGCTCGGGCCGAGGATTCTCCGGCGACTGCGTCATCCTCGACGAGGCGTACAAGCTTCCGCAGGAGGCACTCGGCGCACTGCTCCCGACGCTCTCCGCACGACCGAACCCACAGCTCTGGTACACGTCCAGCGCGGGGCACCGCGACTCCGAGGTACTGCGCGGCGTCCGCGACCGCGGCATGACCGGCGACGCGCCGGGACTCTGCTACTTGGAGTGGTCCGCCGACCCGGCGACCGCACTGGACGACGAGACCGGATGGGCGCAGGCGAACCCCGCGCTCGGCATCCGCATCTCGTCCGAGCATGTCGGCCGCGAGCTGGCGGCCATGCCCGAGGCCGAGTTCCGCCGCGAGCGCCTCGGGATCTGGGACGAGGGCGAGACGGAGAACAGCGCACTGCCCGGCGAGACCTGGGCCGCGCTGTTCGACCCGCACACGCGACCGGGCGATCCCGTCGCCTTCGGGCTGGACGTCAGTCCCGAGGGCTTCGCGTCCATCGCGGTCGCAGGGCCGCGCATTGACGGCCTGGTCCACGTCGAGGTCGTCGAGCACCGTGCGGGAACGCTCTGGGTCGCCGACCGGCTCGCGGAGCTCGTGCGCCGCTGGGCACCGTCCAGCATCGTCCTCGATGTCGGCTCGCCGGCCGGCGCACTCCTGCCCGAGCTCGACGCGCGGAGCCTGCAACTGACGAAGGTCGCGGGCCGCGAGATGGCCCAGTCCTCGGTCGCGTTCGCCGCAGCGATCCACAACCGCAGCGTTCGGCACCTGAACCAGCCGGCCCTCAATGCCGCCGTGAACGCCGCGAAGCGCAGGCAGGTCGGCGACCTGTGGGCGTTCGGCCGGCGCGGGTCATTCACGGACATCTCTCCCCTCATCGCGGCATCGCTCGCGACCTGGGGCCACGCACAGAACGCGGGCAGATCGCCCCAGATCATCGACCCTTGGGCCTTGGAGGACGAGTGAGCATCTTCGCAACGTCCCGGCGTCTGATCTCCCGCGACGCGGCGACGACGGCTGCCGAGATCGCGGGCGGCGCGTGCATCGTCGCGGGCGCTGGCGTCCTGTTCGGCTTCGGCATCGCGCTCATCGTCGGAGGGGCCGCGCTGCTCCTCCTCGGCTACCTAGGCGGCTCCGAGTGAGCCTCCTGCGACGCGCCAGCGAGGCCCGTGCGGCCGCCAACACGTTCACCCAGTCGTACAACCCGCTCAACACGCTCTACGGCCAGACGTCGCTCTGGTCGTCCGCCGGCGAGCGCGTGGACGAGATCACCGCGATGGGCGTGGCCTCGGTCATGTCGTGCGTGACGCTCCTGTCGGACTCCGTCAGCTCGATGCCGCTGCGGGCGACCCGGCTCCAGCCGGACGGCACCCGCGTGCCGATCCCGCTGCCGGCCGTCCTCGCGGATCCCGACCCCGGCGTCTCGAACACGATCGAGCTCATAAGCCAGGCGATGATCTCCCTCGCGCTGCACGGCAATTTCTACGGGCTGCTCGCGTTCGGGCCGGACGGATACACGCCGGTCGGCATCACGCCGCTGCACCCATACCAGATGAACGTCATGGCGAACAAGGACGGATCGGGCCGCTCCTACCTGCACCTCGGGCACCCGATCCCGACCGACCAGATGGTCCACATCCGCGCCTACTCCTCGCCGCAGTCGCTCGTCGGCATCTCCCCGCTGCTCCAGCAGCGCACCGTCATGGGCCTCGCCCTGGCGACCGACCGCTACCTAGCCCAGTGGTACGGCGAGGGCGCGACCCCCTCCGGCGTGCTTGAGTCCGACCGCCCGGTGACGACCGAGCAGGCCCGCCTCCTGCGCGAGACGTGGGAGGGCACCCACCGCAAGCACCGCCGCCCCGCGATCCTCTCCGACGGCCTGAAGTGGCGCCAGGTGACGACCTCGGCGGTCGACATGGACTTCAACAACACCGCCGACGCGATCCGGGCCGAGGTCGCCCGCATCTTCCGCATCCCGCCGCACCTCATGAACATCAAGGGCGACGGGCAGACGTACAGCAACGTGGAGCAGGGCTCCATCAACTTCCTCACGTACACCCTGCAGCCGTGGCTCGTGCGCCTGGAGACGGCATTCAGCCTCCAGCTCATCCCCGACCCCGACGTCGAGGTGCGGTTCGACCCGTCGAGCCTGCTGCGACTGGACGCGCTCACGAGCGCGAACGTCGACAAGCTGCGGATCTCCACGGGCACCCGCACTCCGAACGAGGCACGAACCCGCGACGGGCTCGAGCCGTACCCGGACGGCGATGCGTTCACACAGGTCTTCCAGGGCGCGTCGGTCGATCCGGCCCCGGTCGGGACGGCCGTCAATGGCTGAGACGTACCGGCCGCCGAAGGCGGTGCGCGCCGAGATGGACCTTCCCGCGCTGCTCACCGCGGGCGACGTGGTGGCGCTGCGCGGGGCCGGCGGCGTCGTCGGCGAGTGGGCCGATCGCATCACGGCCGGGCTCATCGCCCGCGCCGCGCCAATCATCGAGGAGATCACCGTGATCGAAACCCGCGACCTTCCGCCGTCGTACCGGCCCATGACATCGGCGGACGTCCCCGCGTTCGTCCCGTCCTGCGCCTCCTGCGAGTTCTTCTGCGCCACCACCGATGTCATGACGATGGAAGCGACGGGCGGCTCCTGCGAGAAGTGGTGCGCCCCCGTCGACGCCGCCGCATACTGCGACGCCTGGACGGTCGAGGACGACTGCCTGCCGGGCTGGATGCAGGACGACGACGGCATGGAGACGTACTCGGCGAAGGCAGGGACCGAGGTCCGGGCCGCGGCCGCCGACGCCCCGCTCGCCGAGGCACTGAGCGGGCTCGTCGAGCAGGCGTTCGCGCTCTACGCCCGCGCCCACGAGGCGCACTGGAACGTGTCGGGATCCGACTTCGCCGAGTACCACGAGCTGTTCCAGGGCATCTACGAGGACGTGTACGGATCCGTCGACCCGATCGCGGAGAACATCCGCAAGCTCGGCAGCCTCGCCCCCGCCCTCGTCCTCGAGGCCCGGGACGTCACGACGGTCGACCCGGCCGCGCTCGCCGCCGAGCTGCTCGCGATGAACGAGGAGCTCCTCCCCGTGATCCGCGCCGCGTTCGACGTCGCCACCGCCGCGCGCCAGCAGGGTGTCGCGAACTTCCTCGCCGAGCGCCAGGACGCGCACGCGATGTGGTCCTGGCAGCTTCGGGCATCCCTCGGGATCGCAGAGGTGCGCATCGACGCGAGCGACGTGGAGGCGCGCCGCACGATGCTCGCGGCCTGCGAGAAGCGCACGATGCCGGCCGAGCTGCGCACCGAGGTCCGCTCCGACGGCATGGTCGCGATCCGCGGCTACGCCGCAGTGTTCGACCGCGAGGCCGACGGCCTGCCGTTCCGCGAGGTCATCCGCCCCGGCGCGTTCGCCCGCAGCCTCGCGAACGGCGACGAGTGCTACCTGCTCGTCAACCACAACACCGACGAGCTGCCGCTCGCACGCCGCTCCAGCGGGACGCTCACCCTCGCCGAGGACGCGACCGGCCTGGCGATCGAGGCGATCCTGGACCCGGCGAACCCGCGCAGCGCCGAGGTCATCAGCGTCCTCACGCGCGGGGACGCATCCGAGATGTCGTTCGCGTTCACCGTCGCACCCGACGGCCAGACCCGGACGAAGGACGGGCTGCGCGAGCTGCGCGACCTCAACATCTTCGAGGCGAGCATCTGCACCTGGGGCGCGTACTCCGACACGACCGTCGGCATCCGCTCCGCGGCTCAGCCCGACGACCTCGAGGCCCGATGGCTGGCCCTCAAATGGGATCAGTTGAAGGCCAAGTAACACCAACAGGTTTCCCGCCTCGCGCGGGTCTGCCCCCGGCGCACACGCCTCGGCGGTCATCACGCACGACCACCACCGACACTTTGGAGCCACCATGAGCAAGATGCTCGAATTACTGAAGGAGTCCCGCGCCGCCAAGGCTGCCGAGGCATCCGACCTCCTCGCGGGCGAGGCGTCCGCAGAGGCCCTCGCGACGATCGAGGCACGCAACGCCGAGATCGCCCAGATCGACGGCCAGATCACCGCCGTCGAGGCGACCGAGGCACGCGCCGCGGTCATGGCCGAGACCCGCGTCTCCGCCGGCGTCGGCGCTGCCGTCGTCAAGTCCGAGCCGATGACGTACTCGGAGCACGGCCAGCGGTCGTTCGTCCGCGACCTCATCAACGCCCAGGTCCGCAACGACCCGAACGCCTGGTCGGCACTGAACCGCCACATGGACGAGGTCCGGGTCGAGACCCGCGACGTCGGCCGCGTCGACGGCGGCATCGGCGAGTTCGTCCCGCCGCTCTGGCTCGTCGACCAGTACGCCAAGACGCTGCGGCCGGGACGCACCACCGCCGACCTCCTGTCGAAGATGGCGCTGCCCGCCGGCACCGACTCGATCAGCATCCCGCGCATCACGACGGGTTCCGACGTCGCCGCGCAGACTGCGGACAACGCAGCGACCACGACGACGGACATGGTGACGACCTCGGTCACCGCCCCGGTCCGGACGATCTCGGGTTACGAGAACGTCTCGCTCCAGCTCGTCGAGCAGTCCCCGCTGGCGGGCGGCATCGACCGGATGATCTTCGCGGACCTCATGGCCGCGTACGACTACCGGCTCAACGTCGCGGTCATCAACGGCGTCGGAACGGCCGGCGATCTCCTCGGCCTGCTCAACACCATCGGTATCGGGACGGTCACCTACACGTCCGGCACCCCGACGGCGGCCGAGTTCCAGGGCGCATTCGCCAAGGCGCTCAGCACCGTCGCGAAGAACCGCTACATGGGCGCCGAGGCGATCGTGCTTCACCCGTCCATCTGGTACGGACTGGTCGGCCTCTCGGATACCGCGGGTCGCCCCGTCGTGGTCCCCACGGCCAACGGCCCGTTCAACGCGGTCGGCGTCAACGGCGCACCGGGCGCAGCCCAAGGCCCGGTTGGCAACATCCTCGGAGTGCCGGCCTACCTCGACGCAGCCATCCCGGCCGTGTCGACGGCGCTTCCCGCGATCATCAGCTCCTTCTCGGACACCTACCTGTTCGAGTCGGGGATGAAGACCCGCGTGCTGCCCGACGTGCAGAGCGCGAATCTCACGATCCGCTTCCAGCTCTACGGCTACGCGGCAATCGCCGCCCGCTACCCGGCGGGCATCGCGAAGATCACCGGCACCGGCATGAACCCGGTCACCGGCTACTAGGCCGAATCCTGAGGGGCGGGGCCAGCAACGGCCCCGCCCCGACGGGGATGCCCGATGACCGACGACGACTACCTGCACGCACTCAACGAGGCGATGGCGCGCGCAACGGACCGGGGCGAGATCGCCCGGCTCATGCACGAGCTCGACCGCTTCATCGACAACCGGACCCGGCGCGCCCGATCCCTGCCACCAGTCGAGCGTCGCTGACTGACGCCGGGGAGGCGGTTGCAGGGCCGCCTCCCCGGCACCACCCCCCTGCGAAAGGCCCCCTGTGAAACTCGCCGCCCTCATGAACACCAACGCCCTATGGTCGCGATCCGGCTACGGTACGCAAGGCCGCCAGCTCCTCAACCGGATGGCTGCCGACGGTCACGCGGTCGCCGTCGCCGCGAACTACGGACTTGAGGGCATGGTCACCGACTTCGACGGCATCCCGCACCTCCCGCGAGGCTCGGACGCATACAGCAACGACGTCGTCGGCGCGTACTACACCGACTGGACCGGCCGGCACCCCGACAGGCGCCCGCTGCTCATGACGCTCTACGACGTGTGGGTGCTCTCCGCGAGCGTCTACGACACCGCCCGCACCCTCGCCTGGGTGCCGATCGACTCCTCGCCCGTCGCGCACCCGGTCGCCGAGTGGCTCCGCAAGCCGACGGTCACGCCGGTCGCGATGTCCCGCTTCGGCCAGGATCAGATGGCTGCCGCCGGCATCGACTCGCACTACGTCCCTCACGCCATCGACACCGGCGTCTTCAAGCGCACCGAGACGATCGCGACGGCAGCGGGCGACGTGACGGGCCGCGAGATCATCGGCGTTGACCCCGGCCAGTTCCTCGTCGGGATGTTCAACGCGAACCAAGACGCACGGCCGAGTCGCAAGGCATGGCCGGAGTCGCTCCTCGCATTCAGCATCTTCGCCCGCAGCCACGACGACGCCGTGCTCTACATCCACACCGAGCGGCACGGGGCGAACAACGGCATCAAGATTGACGAGGTCATTGAGGCCGTCGGCATCCCCGATCACCAGGTGAAGGTCGTGAACCAGTACGCCTGGCGGCAGGGGATACCGCAGGAGGGCATGGCCGCCCTCTACTCGGCGTGCGACGTCATGCTCGCCCCGACGTACGGCGAGGGCTTCGGACTAACCGCCCTGGAGGCCGGATCGTGCGGCACCCGGCTGATCCTCAACGACTTCTCGGCCCAGCCCGAGCTCCTCGGCGACGGATGGCTCACCACCGGCCAGCCGTTCTACAACGCCAGCTTCCGCAATTGGTTCTCGACGCCGAACGTCGGCAGCATCATCGAATGCCTAGAGGCGGCGTACGCAGCCCCACGGGGTCACTCAGACAAGGCGAGGGCGCACGCCGTGCAGTACGACGCCGACCTCGTCTACCGCCAGAAGTGGCGCCCGCTGCTCGCCGAGATGGCCGCCGCATGATCCCGGTCATGATCGTGCCGATCCTCACCGGCCCGCAGTTGCTCTACCGGATGCTCGACTCCATCGACACCCCGATCGCGCGGCTTGTCATCATCGACAACGGCAACGCATTGAACACCTCGACCGGCTGGCCCGTTGAGCACGTCCAGCGCACCTCGGTCATCAAGATGCCAGCCAACCTCGGCGTCGCAGGGTCGTGGAACTTGGGCATCAAGGCGACTCCGTTCGCTCCCTGGTGGTTGATCGTCAATTACGACGTCGTCTTCGAGCCGGGCGCGCTCGGCCAGTTCGCAACGATGGCCGCACCGGACACGCTCGTGCTCAACGGCGGCCCGCAACCTTGGTGTGCGTTTGCGATCGGCGAGGACGTCATCAACACGGTCGGGCTGTTCGACGAGGGATTTCATCCTGGCTACTTTGAGGACGACGACTACCTGAGAAGGTCCACCCCAGACACGCCCCTCGTGCGGCTCCCGCCGGGACTCATCCACCACGACAACTCAAGCACCCTTGCGTCCGGCTACGCCGCCAAGAACGCCGTCAGCTTCGGCAGCAATGCGGCCTACTTCGGCGCGAAGGTCGCCGCTGAGGACTTCACCGCAGGCGCCTGGTCACTCCAGCGGCGGAGGGCCAACTCGTGGGACTAGTGCTGCCGTCCCGCCGCGAGGAGTTCAGGGACTGCCGCAAGGGCGAGACGATCTGGGTCGTCGGCTCCGGATCCAGCCTCGACCACGTCGGCGCGGGCTTCTTCGACGGCAAGACCGTCGTCTGCGTGAACCGGGTCGGCATCACCCTCGGCATCGACGAGTTCTTCTCGGTCACGCACTACCACCGGGACGCGATGATCGTCGCCTCGTTCCGCCCCGACCTTCCGGTCATCACCCCGGAGGACGACCTCGGGGCCGGCACGTGGGAGGCCGCCGACCACCGGCCCACCGAGCCGTCCATCTACTTCTTCCCGACCAACCCGCAGCTCTTCGGCGCGTTCGACGCCGAGCGGGACTGGCCGACCGACCCCGAGGCACTCGTCGCGGGCCCGACCTCGCTGCACATGGCGATGTGCTTCGCGCAGTACCTGGGGGCGGCGCACATCGTCCTGGCCGGGGCGGACTGCGGCACCTTCGACGGGGCGTCCAACTTCGCCGGCTACGCGATCGGCGACAACCCGTTCACCGTCTGGGAGTCCAGCCTCGCGCAGGTCGCTGCCGAGATCCGCAAACGCGGCACCGCCGTCCACTCGCTCAACCCGTTCGCCTCCCTGGCCCTCGAGGGCCACTCGTTCCAAAGCCCAACCGTCCGAATCAACTAAGGAGCGCCATGACGTTGTACGCCTCCGTGGCGCAGTTGAAGTCGGCCCTGCGGCTCACCGACTCCATCGACGACTCGATGCTCCTCCTCGCGAGCACGAGCGCGTCGGAGGTCATCGACGCCTACTGCGGCCGCACGTTCGGAGCCGGAACCGTTGCGGTCACTCGCGCATACTCGGCAAAGAAGTCCAATCACGTGGAGATCGACGACGCAGGCAGCGCCCCCGTCTTCGTGAAGTACGCGCCGAACCGGGACGGCGACTACTCCGTCACCCTCGCCGCCAGCGACTACGTCCTGCTGCCGAGCAACAACCTCATCGACGGCCTCGCGTGGCCATACACGAGCATCCAGCTCATCAACCAGCGCACGTGGCCGATCGCTCAAGAGGACGAGCCGACCGTGTCGGTCTCCGCCCTGTGGGGCTTCCCGAGCATCCCGTCATCGGTGACGCAGGCCGCCATCATCCAGGCGTCGAGAATCTTCGCCAGGCTGTCGAGTCCGCTCGGGGTCGCGGGCTGGGGAGACGCTGGGGTCATGCGCGTCCAGTCCAAGGTCGACCCCGACGTCGAGGTGCTCCTCCAGCCCTACCGCCGGCTGCGGTACGCGGCATGACCGTCGGCGCGCTGCGCACCGGGCTGGCGACGAACCTCGCCGCGATATCGGGGCTGCGCACGTCCTCGTTCATCCCCGACAACCCGACCCCGCCGATCGCCGTCGTCATCCCGCAGCGCATCGAGTTCGACGCCGCCATGAGCCGCGGCATGGACACCTACACGTTCGAGGTCATCGTCATCGCGCAGAGGGCCTCCGAGCGCGGCGCGCAGGACGCCCTCGACGGCTACTGCAACCCCACCGGCTCCACGAGCATCAAGGCCGCGCTCCAGTCCGACCGGACGCTCGGGGGCGCCGCATTCGACCTGCGGGTGACCGAGATGAGCAGCTACGCGCCGCTGTCGATCGGCGAGACCACCTACCTGTCGGCGACCTTCTTGGTCACCGTCATCACCGCCACCTAACAAACGAAAGGGCCATGTCATGGCAAAGATCCTTCTGCAGGACGTGAAGGTCACGATCAACGGCACCAACCTGTCGAACGCCATCAAGAGCGTCGAGCTGTCCCTGTCGGCCGACGCCAGAGATACGACGGCATTCGGCGACGGCTGGATCAACCGCATCGCCGGGCTGAAGGACGGCTCGGTGAAGGTCGATTTCTTCCAGGACTTCGGCGCCTCGGCGTGCGAGGCCACGCTATTTCCGCTCTTCGGCCAACTTGCCACAGTGGTCGTCCTGCCGACGTCCGGCACGGCCAGCGCCACCAACCCGTCCTACACGTTCCTCGCGCTGGTGAACAACCACATGCCGGTCGCGGGCGCCGTCGGCGACGTCGCGACGCTGTCGGTCACGTGGCCCACGTCGGGAACGGTCGTCAAGGCGTTCTCCTGACAACGACCCCTGCCCCTGCCCCTGCTGGGGTTCCCTGCTGCCCTTGAAGGAGTTTCGACATGATGAGAATGGCGCTAGCGGTTGAGGATCTCGACGGTCGGGTGCAGCACGTGATGGTGTCTGCACCCGACCTCATCGCGTTCGAGCGCGAGTACGACAAGTCGATGACCGTGCTCGGCACCGGGCGGATCGAGTACCTGTTCTTCGTGGCATGGCGCGCGATCACTCGGACGAAGCAGACCGACCTAGGCTTCGACGACTGGTGCGCGACCATCGCATCGATCACCGACGACGAGACGGCTGACGAGGAGCTCGTCCCTTTGGAGATCAGTCCGCCCACTGGCTTGTCGCCCACCTTGCCTACGAGTTCCACCTGAGCCCGACGCAGGTGCTCGGCGAGTCCGACCGGATGCGCACGACGATGTTCCGCTACCTCCGGTGGCGATCAGTGCAGGGAGGGCAGTAGATGGCAACGAGAACGACAGGCGTGGAGATCCTTGGCGTCCGCGAGGTCACCCGAGCCCTCGGCCAGATCGACAAGGACGCCAAGAAGATCCTCGACAAGGGCGTGCGCCAGGCCGCGGCCGGGCTCGTTACCACGTCGCGCGGCTACGTCTCGACCGGCCTGTCCGGCTGGGAGCGGTGGAAGCGGACAAAGCCCGGATTTGAGCCGACCAAGGTCAGCCGGGGCATCAAGGTGTCGCGCTCAGCGAACCGCAAGCGCGGGTCGACGACGGAGAACGTCGTCTCGGTCATCAACTCGTCGGCCGCAGGCGCGATCTGGGAGACCGCCGGGCGCAAGACGAGCGGCAAGACGAGCTCGGGCAAGGCGATGATCGCCGCGATCACCAAACGTGATGGTCCGATCGTCCGGCTCGGACCCAACCCAGCGGCAGGCCGCACCATCTGGCGGGCCGCGGCAGAGACCGACCTGGACGCGCTCCAGGACGAAATGCGCAGGCTGTTCGACGAGGCGGGACGCGCCGCGTCTAGAAAGTTCCGAGAGATCAGGGGGAACGGCTGATGGCTGGCGGCATTGAAGTCCCAATCGTCTCCACCTTCAACGGCAAGGGGATTGCCGAGGCCCAGCGCGATCTGCGCAACCTAGAGACGCAGGCCGGGTCGGCTGGCGGCGTCATGGGCGGCCTCGGCAAGTCCGCGGCACTCCTCGGCGGCGCGATGGCCGCAGCATTCAGCGTCACTGCGATTACGGAGTTTTTCAAGAGTGCAGCCGAAGGAGCACTGGCCGACGAGGCCGCGATGAAGTCTCTCGCCGTAAGCCTCGACAACGTCAACCAGGGCTACAGGTCCACGGACGTCAACCAGTTCATCGACTCTCTCTCCCTCGCTTCCGGAACGGCCGACGACATCCTGCGCCCGGCGCTCCAGCAGCTCGTCACGGTCACCGGCGACGTCACGGCGTCCCAGGGCGCACTCAAGCTCGCAATGGACGTCGCGGCCGGAGGCTCCAAGTCCGTCGCCGAAGTGTCGGCAGCCCTTTCGGCTGCATACGCCGGTAACTTCACCGCGATCACCCGGCTCAAGACCGGCATCGACGCGAACATCATTGCCACCAAGGACATGGACAAGATCACCGCCGCCCTGTCCGATCGTTATGCGGGGCAGGCGTCTGCCGCCGCTGAAAGTTACCAAGGGCGCCTATCCCGGCTGAGCGTAGTCGCGAACGAGGCGAAGGAGCAGATCGGCTACGCATTGCTCGGCGCTGTCTCCGATGTCGCCGACGCTATGGGTGGCACTGGCGGAGCCGCTCAGGCGGCGAAGGAGATGGCGAACGGCCTCTCGGGCCTCATCGGCAACGTCGGCAAGGCACTCACCCTCATCGCCGGGCTCGGAACGGCAACGAGCAAGACAGCCGACATCCAGGACGAGTACAGCACGAAGACGCTGCGCGACCTCCTCGGGCTCTTGGGTCCGATCTCCCTCGGCACACGAGAGTTGCTCCAGGCCAACGAGGATGCCGCGCGGGCCGAGGGAGAGCACGCGAAGTCGCTGCAAGTCCTCTCGGATCGCTACATGGGAGTGGCCGCTGCGGCCGTTACTGCGCAGGCCGCGATGGATGGAGCCAAGCGCCAAAAGGCCGTGGGCGCGCTCGGCGACCGCTACACCGCCTACGCTCGATCGTTTCCCGGCACCAGCATCTCGCAGATCGGCGGCAACCTCTCCACCTACTTCGACGAGCCCACGACCACGGGCGGAGGCGGCGGGGGCGGGGTGTCGTCCGCGACCACTGCCGCGACGAAGGCCGCCGAGGCATTCGCCGCCGCGCAGGAGAAGGTCAAGGCCAAGGTCGACGCTGCCCGCAAATCCACGCAGGACGCCATCCGGACGTTCGACGACTACGCCAAGAGCGCGTCCGACGCGATCTCCGCCAAGCTCAGCATCGGCACCGCCGTCGACTTGTTCAACCAGCGGGCCGCCGACGTGAAGACGGCGCTCAAGGATCTCGTCGACTACCAGGCGCAACTCTCGGACGAGCAGACCGACGCCGAAAAGAAGAAGGTTGAGGAGCTTCAGGCGATTTACCGGGGCGCGCAGGAGCAGGCCGCCGTCGGCGGCGCGAGCATCGTCGACACGTTCGTCGCCCAGGCGCAGAAGGTGTCCGAGTTCGGGCGGAAGATGCAGCAGCTTCTCGCGGCGGGCCTCAACGAGACCTCGTTCAAGGAGATCTCGTCGATGAGCCTCGAGCGCGGGATGCAGACCGCCGACGCATTCCTTGACGGGAACATTGCCGAGAACATCCGGCGCACCAACGAGGCCGTCGGCAGCGTGAAGAACGTCGCCGACGCCGTCGGCCTGGACGCGGCCAAGCAGTTCGCGACCGTCGGCATCCAGATGGCCATCTCGATGATCCAGGCGCTGCTGGAGAGCATCAAGCCGACCGGCACCGGCCGCAAGGCGCTCCTCGCCATGATGGACGACCTCGCCGCCTCACTCAACCGCACCTCGTACATCACCATCGTCACGACGAACGCGGACGGCGGCAGCGCCACGTCCTACACCGGCGGCGCGCCCGGGGAGTCCGGCTCGCTCACGCCGGAGGAGCAGGCGAACCTCGACTTCTACCTCAGCGGCGGCATCGGAGGGATCAGCGGCTTCGCGGGCGGCGGCCTGGCGACGGGCACGTTCCTCGTCGGCGAGGCGGGGCCGGAGATCATGAGCATTGGCTCCCGCAGCGCATACGTCACCCCGAACTCCGCCCTCGGCGGCGGCAACAGCTACTCGATCACGGTGAACGCCGGCGTCGGGGATCCGCGCATGATCGGCCAGCAGGTCGTCCAGTACATCAAGCGGTTCGAGCAGGCCAGCGGTCCCGTGTTCGCGAGCGCGTGATGGCGACGCGCGTCCAGATCGCATTCAACCTGTCCGCAAACGGCGTCGGCGACTACTTCACCCTTGACGATGGGACCAAGGGCGTCCTCGACAATGCGACCTACAAGCTCGGCGGCGACGTCCTCGTTGATGTCACGAGCAAGGTGCGCAGCGTCCAGGTGCGGCGCGGGCGGTCGCGGCAGCTTGAGCGGTTCACCGCCGGGAACGCGAACATCGTCCTCGACAACCGCGACCGGGCGTTCGACCCGCTCAACACCGCGAGCGCGTACTACGGCAGCATTCTGCCGGGCAAGCAGGTCATCATTGACCGCGACGGTGCGACCATCTACACGGGCGCGATCTTCGACTGGAACTTCGACTATGACCTGAGCAACGACTCGACCGCGCAGGTGTCGGCAGTCGACGGGCTGTCGCTCATCGCGGGCCAGACCCGCACGGCCGGCACCGCGACGTCGCAGCTGACCGGGGCGCGCGTCAATGCAGTCCTCACCGAGATCGGCTGGCCCCTTGCGCAGCGGTCGATCAGCGCAGGACAGGCCACGCTCGACGCGGACGTGGTGGCAGCAAACACGAACGCCCTGGCGTACCTGTCCAAGGCCGCCGACGTGTCCGAGCCGGGCGCGATCTTCGTCGGCAAGACGGGACTCGCAACGTTCAAGGACCGCGCCGACCTGCAAGCCTTCACGTCGGGGCTGACGTTCGGCATCGGCGGCATCCCGGTGCAGGAGATCACCGTCGACTACGGAGCCGAGCAGCTCGCGAACGCGATCGCCGTCACGTACACGGCCGGCACGGTCGTCGCCGGGACTGCCACCGCAGACGACGCGACAAGCCAGGCGGCATACGGAGTCATCGACAAGAGCATTGAGACGCTCCTGTCCTCCTCCGCGCAGGCGTCTGCCCTGGCGACTTGGCAGCTCGGCCAGTACAAGGACCCCGTCTACCGCTTCGACGCGATCACCGTGAGCATGCTGCGCCTGACATCCAGCGAGGCCGCGCAGGTGCTCGCCCTCGAGCTCGCCGACGTCGTACTCGTCACGTGGACGCCGAACAATGTCGGCTCGGCAATCAGCGAGTACGTCGGCATCGAGCAGATCGAGCACGCCATCAGCCCGGACTCGCACACGGTCACGTTCGCGCTGTCGCAGACGTTCCTCGGATTCATCCTCGACTCGTCGACGTTCGGCGTCCTCGACACCTCGCTCATCGGCCTCTAGAAAGGGAGCATCATGGTCGCATTCACCGCGGGCGCCGTCCTCACGGCAAGCGCGCTCAATTCCTCGCTCAACCAGCTCACGCTGCGGACGGTCACTACGACCTCCGACACCCTCGTCATCGCGGACCAGGGCGGCGGGGTGACCTATTCGAACGCCAGCGCGACCACGTCGACAATCCCACCGAATGCGTCCGTGGCGTTCGCGACGGGAACGAAGATCGTCCTCATCAACCTGGGGGCCGGTGTTGTCACGGTCACGGCAGGCGCTGGCGTCACCGTCAACGGTGCGACCCTCACCCTCGCACAGAACGCGGGCGGGACGTGCATCAAGACCGCGACGAACACCTGGTCGTTCCTCCCTTTTTCTAGCGGTGTCGGCGCGGCGAACTTCAGCGATGCGGCGACCGGCACCTACACCGGATTCAAATACATCACGTTTACAGCCTCGGGAACACTCAACGTCACGACCGCAGGCTTCGCCGATCTGTTTATCGTTGGCGGCGGTGCAGGCTCGAATAGTCAAGGTGGTGGTGGTGGCGGTGGAGTCCTTCAGGTAACGAACGCTTATTTACCCGTCGGTTCCATCAACGTGACGATTGGCGCAGGGGGTGCGCCTCTTGGCCGTAACGGCATCGCTACCAACATCGGTTCATATTTCTCTCCCGGTGGTGGTGGAACGGGTGCTGGTGCGGCGTTTAATGGAAGTTCAGGCGGTGGCCAAGACGGAAACACGAGCGGTGCAGGTGGGTCAGGTACTCCCGGTGTCGGTTTCGCTGGCGGCACGGCTAGCACATCACCGGCTGCCTATGGATCTGGCGGGGGCGGTGGCGCGGGTGCAGTAGGCGGCAACGGAACGAGTACAACGGGTGGAAACGGTGGTAACGGCGCATCAACCACGATTGCTGGCACTACTCCCAC